CTCATAAGCAGTCCTGAAGTCAGCTGTCTTACCGACCTGCACCACACCAACATCATCAGGTCTACCTTGGATGATTGCACCGTTACCTGCACCAGCCAGTGTGGATGGTTTAGTGGTGCTGGAGGGGCTGACTAGGAAGACAACCTTAGCAGCTGCTGCAGAGCCTTCTACAAGGGCCTGAGTGAGTGCTTCAAGGGATCGGAGGTCACCAATGAATTGACCAACCCTGCCCCGTCCGTAGCTCTCACCATCAACAGTATTAAACCTCATCGGGATCCAAGGGTTAGTGTCAACTGGTGACTTACCTTGTGATCCTTTGATGACATAATCATAGACTTCTTGATGCCATACAAAACGGTTGTTATCCCGCCTTACATGAGTATAAACATCACAGTCCCCTTCACTGTCATCTTCGTCTGACGTAACAAGCTTACCGTTAAAGTAATCCTTGGGTAGACGATCTTCAATTAGCTTCTTAGCAATACGTTCTTTAGTGACTATTTCAATCACATTGCCGTTGCCATCACGATCTACAACGTAGCGATTCAAAGGATAAAGCTTCAACCCATCTTTACCCATAAAGATCAAAGCATTACCACCCACAACAAGATGAAGAAGTGCTTGGTGTACAACCACTCGATCATCAGATGCTGCAATGGATTCAAGGATAATGCGTTCAATCTTTGCAAAGGATAGGTCAAGTTCAGACTTCATTTCTGGTCCGAACTCCTGACCTAACTGACTCTCATCTAACTGCAGTTTAAAGAAACTGGTTTGAACGGGCAGTAGAGCCAACATCAATTTAGATGCTAGAGTGACTGCCCCCTTCGCACCAACACTTTGAAACGGTGTGATGAGACTTTTCATCCCCATGTGGTACTCTTCAGGACCACGGATAAGATAAGGAAGTGTAAGCTTTGATGCCTGTTCTGCTTCGTCTAGAAACTGAGCACGGTCTTTGGTTAAATAGTCATATCTTTTCTTTGCTGACATTTGTTAATTAAGCGAATGATCCACTTGTAGGCATTTGCGTGTTGGTTGCAATAGCAAGGCCAGTGGAGGGTACGTTAAGGGAGCCGATACGCATACCACGGCGACCAAAGTAACCAGTAGTACCACGCCTAGTAAGTCCAGATCGCTCGGCTGCTGAAGAAGTAGTCTTCACAGCAGCAGGAGCACGGTCACCACGCTGCATGTTAATCATCAACTGACGTTGAGCCTCTTGAGCTTTTTGCTGTTGAGTTGCTAGCTGTTCCTGCGCTTGACGTTGCTGTTCCGTAACTTGCTGTTGGAATTGTTCCTGTTGTTGAGCAATCTGGTTTTCAAAATTTTGAGCCTGTCGGGCCAGTTCAACCATAGGATCAGGTGGTCCACTCAGACTCCTTTGCTCTGCTTGACCGTATTTTTCCCAGTGAAACTTACCATATGCAGCTTTCGACGGAGCACCAGTGTCCCCAGACGCGAATGAAATCTTAAGATCAGGGTAAGCGTCTACATAAGCTGCATACAAAGGATCAGCTGGGAGCATACGATTTTCTTTTATACCAAATTTCTCCCAATGCTGCCTACCATACTCCTCTAAAGAGTTCCCGTATCTGGATCGGTAAAGATTTGTACCCCGATTCCACATATTAATGATATCAGGATAGCTATTAGCGTATTCTGAATAAACTCCCATTATCCGTTATCCTCCATATATTGGATGACCCACTCAACGACACTACGCTGACCAGATCGGTACATAATCTTTTCCATTGAATCTTCAGGTGTAGGGTTAGTGGGTGGAAAGGTTTCTTCTAGTTTGGTGAGCATGGCATTAGCTGTCATGCCACGTATATCAAGCAGGGTTAGATCCTGAGTCACTATTCAAGTCCTCCATTACTTGCTTGACAATTTTTTCGACGTTGAAAGTACTGAGGAAGATGTCATCATTCTCTGCTTTGTAATCAGGTTTATCCTCACAGAACTTACGCTCCACATCATACATAAGAGAACGAGTGATTGAATCTACAGTCTCCAAAGAAGGAGCAGTCACTGTATCTGCTTTGTAGTCAGGTCCGAACAGTCGCTTTATTGTATTCTCAAATAGTCGAGCATACATATCCAAGTGTCGGTTATAAATGGCGAAGTATTCACGCCGGTCATCTTCTGTTTTAAAGTTGGGGATGTTCATGCGTATTGGGGGAGGTTAACGTTGGAGTGCTCGAAAAATGCTGGCATTCGTGCAGACCGTGTAGCCGAAAGCTCAGGAGCTTTTCCTTCATACATCAAACGGTCACTCGAATCCAACCAAAATTTTTTGTCCAGATATTTATCCTGGGTATTATTACCTAGTGGTTGTAGGATCCAGTTAATAGTCGCCTTCCTCAGTTTATCCAAGGAAGGGGACCAGCTGAGTCCCAACTCTTCACAGACAATACTGTTACAGGCAACATGGATCTGTTCATCTCTGCTGATATCGGCAGATACTGTTCGCATTCCAGCGTCACCGTTAAACCGAAAGAACGGGAGTAATACGAAGAAAATTGCACGCTCGGCAACCATCGCTTTGACGACAGTGTGGTCAGGATGCGAAGTCCACGCTTCGCGGAGTTTGAGAGCTTCGGATTCAGCCTTAGGATCAACCCCGTAAGCATCTGCGATGTAACCGAGAGCCAGGTCGTGGTTTTCTTCGTCTTTGATATTTGATTTAAGTAGCTCCCGCGCCAAACTTGGAACCTCAGTATTGAGTGCATTTTGGATAAATTCACCAACGGGTAGCTCCATATGTCGAATAGCAAGAGCACGGAAGATCGTCTCTTCCGAACCCTCTTTTACTTTCCCTGCAGTGGTTTGTACGGGTGTCCACTTCCGTTTACGATTTAGTAGTTTCTGATAAGGGTTCATTCCTGACAATCACATGTAAGTTCATCATTTAGTAAACTGTTCAGGTAATCGTCTACGTCTCCGTCATCTAGAGCAGCATACGCATCAGATTTGTCCTGAACATTTCCCATCACTTGAAGGGAATAATAAAGGGAAGTCTGGGGCGATTCAAGCCACTGCTCAACGAAGTCTTCATCGTAGGTTACAACATCACTCCAAGAGTTGAAGCTATAACCGTGAGCAAGTCCAGTATTATTAAGAAGGGTCATGATGCCATCAGCAACACGCTTGTAGTCATCCCAACCAACTTCAGAGGCGATCTCAACATCACCATATTCATAAGTCTGTACACCAAAGGTGTCACTATCTCGATCCACTGTACGTGCAATCGGTGGAGCAATCTCGGGGGCACAGGTGTAACCATCACGGTCCACGGAGCGGTAGCTACAAGACGCTGTGGGAGCAATTGCAAAGGCTCGGACCATCTTGTTGTACCGAGCCACTTCAGCGGCTTCCTGGATCCCCTGGGCTAGAGCTTGGGCTAGGAGATAGGCAGGGCTATGTCCACGTCCACCGTTGTTATACACATCCAGTGCTTTACCGAATTTCTTGTAGCTTACGTTATGTCGTCTGAGGAGGTTCGCGAGGCCAAGCATACCAAGTCCGACTTGTCGATCAATGCTTGAAGGAAGATACTCGCCTGATTCTCCGACGCCTGTCTTTGAATGGAGTTCACACAATTCCGACATGCCGTGTACGAAAGCGCGAGGGATGTCGTCGATTTCACAGGCACCAAGATTGACGTGCTGTAAGAGGCATGTTCCTCGTGAGGGCAGGTAAACTTCAAGACAGACATTTCCGTAGATTCGGTTTCCATTGTTGTCATACCTAATTTTGTTTAGCCAGATGTCACCTCGCTTGATACCTTCAAGCAGCTCTTCTTTACACGTCGCATCCTTCCACATTTGGTCGGTAAGGTTGACGCATCGTTTAACCCAAGGAAGTTCGTGACGTGGGGCGTTGATAAATTCAAGGATATCAGGGTGATCGAAATCCATGTGCAGCACCACAGCCCCATTCTTGTAGATGCCACCACGACGGAGTGTTTCATTTAGGGTTGAATAAATACGACCAAATGAAATAGGTCCAGAAGCAGTCAACCCCTTACCGTTCTCATGACCCCGAGGACGGAGTTTACTGAGATGCACAGCACACCCTGCACCATATCGTAAGGCATGGCTGACAAAA